GAGGTGCGTGATGCTTTTGTAGAAACAAACGAAAATATTCAATCTTTTCTAGCGAACCCAGATGTGGATACATTTAAGGGTTTGTTTTCTGACGTAGGCCCAATAGTAAAAGCCCTTGGTATATTATTACTATTACTAAATCCTTTAACAGTGTTACGACTTGGTAGAAATGCATTATTTTTATCTTTTGCAGCATTAGGTGGATTATTTAAAAAAGATGGTCTTATTATGAAAGGTATCAATAAACTATTTGGCAAGGCAGATATCACAAAAGACGTAGATAACTTAACAAAGAAAGATGGTGCATTTTCAAAATTCAAAGATTTATTTGGTAAAAATGGTAAACTTGCAACAAACATAGCAAAAATAGGTGCAAAGATTACAGCGGCTGCAACCGCACTTGGTACTACTTTAGGTCTTGCAGATGATCCAGCCACAAAGAGTAAAAAGGCGGCAGGTATTGATAAGAAAGGCCCCGATTTGAAGAAATCCTCGGCCCCCAAAGGCCCTGGGTTCATTTCAAAGGCATTTCAGAATGCTAGATTGGCAAAAGGTGCAGGTCTTGTTGGAGTTGTACTTACAGCAGGTTTTGCAGTTTTTGATACAGTCACCGCAGGTTTTGAAGAAGCATCTAGACAACTTGATAAAGAAAACCCTGATAGAGCAGGTTCTAGGTTTGGACGTGCTATAGAAGTTTTCAAAGCATCACTTGCAGGTCTTGTAAATAGTCTTACTTTAGGATTATTTGATATTACTAAAGAGGATTTTACTATTGATATGACTAAAGTGCCTGAGGAGTTTGGTGGAACTGGTGGTAGTATCTTTAGTTTCAACACTGATGCAGGTAATAAAAGTTCATTTCAAACTAATACTGAAAAAATGATTACTGATGTAATGGGTGGTGGTGAAGGCAATCTTGCAGAACTTAAAAGAAGATTAAATCAAGATAATGTTCAGAATGAAACTAAATTCACACAGTTAAAATCAGATCTGACTGAAGCAGTTGCATTGTTAGAGCAAAGACAATCATTACTTGAAGAATTAGATAGAGGTATTATGAATACTGCGGCAGCAGTAAATGTTGACGCAAGTTCAAACAGTGTGAATAACACACAAAATACAAGTCGACCTATTGTAGGTATGGATTTCTTAACATCAATGGCACTAGCCGCAAGACCTTCAACATAAAAAAAGGGCGCCGAAGCGCCCTCTAAATTATAGTTCTAATTCATCCTCGTCAACTTCGATGAAGTGCAAAAGACTTTTTATTTCATTACCGTCATCATTATAAAGTTCATGAAGACCTCTTCTAAGTATATTTCTTGCTGTCCATTCAGCGGCATGACCATGTATTCTAGGTTGTGTGAACTCTTTTTGCATAACATTTTTACTTACGTCTAAAAATTTAGTTTCGATATGTTTAACAGATTGAGTTGTCACAGACTCTACAGAATCATTTGCTTCAAGAAGTTTTGCAAGTCCACAAAGTAAAATGACTGACATTTTTTTATCAGTATGTCCTCTTGGTTTACTATATGCAGTTCTGATTATTTCTGATGATTGCACAAAATATTCATGTCCTATATTATCATATTGTTTTTGAAAATAAGCAAGACCTCCTAGTGTATATGCATCAATGTCTTCGTTGACACCTTCAACATCAAGTTTACATTTTTTTAATAACTCTAATTGTTCAAGAGCAAATTTGTCTCTGAATACTATTTGTGATTTAAATATTTCTTCTCTTTTCATCGTTTCACTGTCGGCATTTCTAATTTTGAACATTTTTGCTTCTTTTCGTAATTGATCTTCTTGAGAAGAATTTGAATCATGTTTAAATATTGATGCAGGTATTTTTTCCTTACCTACAATAGCTGCCATCAATACTCTATGGAAACCATCCCAAACAAAATGTTCACCACCTGTTCTTACTGCAACGTCAACATGACCTGCGACTTCACAATCAAAACCACCAGCCATTTTTAATTTATTGATTAATTTTACAACTTTAAGTTTTCTTTGATATGTGAGATCAACATAAAGATTATCAATCAATATGCCCTCATCTTTATTATAATCGTTAAGTATTTTTAATTTATTTGTAGTTTCTGTTTGAAAGTTTTCTATATTTAATAGGGTATCTTTTATTTTTTTAATCGATACGATACCTTTTAGATCACCGATTGTTCTTATTGCTATATTTTTTTTCATAACTGACTCCTATAGTAGTATGTTTTTGTATTGACGCTATGCAATACATTGTTATTTATATAAAAAAGGGCGCCGAAGCGCCCTCTAAGGATAGACTAAGGTTTAAGATTATGCGTAAACGCCATCGATTGCGGCAAGGCCTGCGGCAATGATTTCTTTCGAAGGTTTACCAATTCTGTAAGAAGTTCCGTTCTTTACAGATTTGTTTGCGTACACACAGTGTCCGTCTTCTCTTAGTTTCTCAACTACAGCTCTTGGTCTCTGTAGATTGAAAGTTGCTTTTGCGTCAGCCCAAGTGACTGTCTCGCCTCTTAATAATGCATTAAGAAACTTTGTTGAGTTCGCAAGTTTTTTTCTTCCCATAATATTACTCCTTTTAGTAAATAAGTTTTTTAAGAAATTAAACATAATATATTTCCTTTATTTGTTATTGATATTAATATAACACAATATCAAGGGTATTGTCAACACCCTTTTTACAGGGTGCGACAATATTGACCAGATTAGGAATTTGCCAACTTTTCGAAATATGACATTGTATCATCCTCTTCAATACTCTCAGGTGTAGGAGTTGTATCTGTTGCCTGTGTTGAAGGGGCTGTTGATGCAGTTGGTTTAGTTTCCTTTACCTCTGCGATTCCGTCTGCCACATTTCCGATTGATACTGTACCAGATAGTACAACATCTAATCTAGTTTTCAATTCATCGTATGATTTAAAGTTTGATTGACTTGTAAATTCAGATAATGCAAATGCCTTTGAACAAACGTCCTCAACTTTCGCTTCATCATCAAACAATTTAGAAGGTGCTTCGAACTCTGACTTGTCGTAGTTCCAATAACCATCAACTTTACGAATCTTTAATTTAAAGTTCGCACCTGAGAATGGGTCAAATGGATTGACAGGTGTCTCGTCCTCAAACTCTGGTTGCATTGCAGCCAATAGTTTGTCATAAATTTTCTTACCATATTTAAATAAGAAAACTTTACCTTCGTTTTCTGGGTGTTTTGGATCACTTACAACGTAAATGCTTGAGTAGTATGATAACTTTCTCTTTTGTTTACGAGCGATCTCTTTATCAGATTCAATACCTGTATTCCAAAGTTTTGAATTATATTCTGATACTGGGTCTTTACCTCCGATTGAGGTAAGTGAGTTCTCAATATACCATTGTCCTGTAGGACCTTGGAATGCATGAGTATAAACCTTCGCCCAAGGCAAGTCCTCACCATGCACTGCAGGTAAGAATCTTAAAACGGCATATCCGTTACCAGACTTATCCAACTCTGGTTTCCATAACCTTTCATCAGTGTATGATTTTTTTTCTTGAGGTTGGTTTTCTTCCTTGACAGCACCGAGTAGTTTGTCAAGAGAATTATTTTTACGTATGTTATCTAATGTCATCGTATGTCTCCTATGTTATCGTATGTTAATAGTTCTACGTTTTTACAGTCCATAATTTTAGAATTATTAATATATCTAAAATCATTTCCTACCCATTTAAACTTGACTTTGTTAAATTCATTGAAAGTCATGAATAATTGGGAACGCCAATTGACAGCATTAAAACCTTTTGCCGTTTCGGGTAAATAGTTTTTACTGCCTTTGTATATATTATTTATGTGATCATCATATGTAGATAGATCAAACCCAAACATATATACCTCTTCTGCACCATTTTGACAAGCAAGATGAACTGCTGTAGATCCAGCCGACCAATCTTTAGGATCACTTATTGATTCTATTTTATCGACTTGTGGATTGTCATAAATGATATGCAAACCTAAATCTTTTTTCATTTTTAATTGTAAATCTTTTTTATCTAAATGTGGAAACTCGTCTTTAATTTCGTTAACTTTTTGTTCTACCACTACTGGGTGTGAACCATTTATTATGCATGTGCCGTAGTCAAATCCATATTTAAATATTTGATTATCTTCAAAATCTTTAGTAAATGTTTCTATCATGAAAGGTTCACTTGGTATAGGATTCCAATCAGAAAACCAACATTTATGATTTTTAGGATAATCATTATCATAGACTTCGCCTTGCATTGCGTAATCTACAACAACTAAATTATCTACAGCGGTGTCTCTATAGATTGCATTACAACCCCAAGACACACCTCCATAGTTTTTTACAGAAAAACCCTTACGACTTTCACCGTTTCCATATACAAAATGTCTATTGGACTGCACGTTTCTCAAACTTTTTTGTAAATGGTTTCTTAAAGGGTTTGTTTGTAATCTTAGCAATCTTTTGACCAAGATCACTTAACTGTCTTTGCAACATTGCACAATCAAATTCTAATTCTCTGATTGTTTCTTGTTGATTGATGATAGTCTGTTTTGCAACTTCTAACTCATCAACTCCAGCCTTTTCAAATGCTTGTTTGAAATCAGACATGATTTATTCCTTTATTAGATTAATTAGCTTTACTTTACATTTATTTTTGTCTATTGTCAAGAACTTTTTATACTTATTCATAAGTTTTTTTACATCTTTCCATATCATATCATCATCATTCCATTTTTTCTGAAAGTGTGTCAATTCGTCTAATATGATCATTGTTTCCATAGACAATCTTTTTCCAAGATACTCTCTTAATAGTAAGGGGTGAGTATCGCCCCACTCAAATAATTCTTCAAATCTTTCTGCATATGGTGTTAGTTCACTAACAAAATTATATGATAATGATTGTGTTTTACGTTTCCATTCTTTATAAACTTCATCATCAAACTTTCCTACCCAACCACCTTTACAAGCCACATAGTTTGATACCAGATATGCTTCTATTTCTTCTTTTGTGTTATATTTCCTAGATAATCGTGCAAAAAAAAATCTATCTTTTCTTTTGTAAAAACTATCTCTCTTTGTTTTTGTTTTACCTGAAAATTTATGATAGTCATAATTTTCTCTACTAAAATGTGCCTTGATGGCACAATACATTAAAAAGACATCTGCTGCATCCATTAAACAGGCAACTTGCCAACTCCAATATCATCATTTAATAATTTAAGTTCTCTAGCATTTGCTTCTATTTTATCTTTTAATGCTTTTGTTATTAGTTTGCTTACACTTTCAACTTCTACTTCATTTTTATCACAGTAATATAAAACAGCATCTAAATGTGTTAATCGTTTTTCAGATGCTATTTTTTCTATCTCAAGTGAAAAAATTTTTGGAGTCTTCTTAAATATATCCATAAATTATTTTTTTGTTTTTTTCTTTTTGGTTTTAGTTTTTGTTTTCTTTTTATCTTTTTTAGGTTTTACTTGTTTTTCCAATTCGTCAAATGTAGATACTACTCTATTCGATTTATTGGTTGTTGTTTTACGAACACTAACAAGTATACCAATGATTGCTATAAAACTAATTAAAGATAAGAAAATCAATGTGTTTCCGTCCATAATATACTCCTTTTTATAGGGATTAACCTTGATCCCTTTCGTGTGTATTTCGGCACAACCCGTTGAACAGTCGGTGTTTCTGTTGCCGGGTACACCGATCAAACCCCGACTACCTAGTTAGGCAGCCATTGCATACTCATATTGGTCTGCATTTAAAAATGAAATCTCAGTTAGGATACTTACTATAAGTCAAACCTATTTCACCCCCTAATTCGGGGTTTATCTGGTGGAGGTGGTGGGTACTGCCCCCACGTCCTTTACAGCGTTTTACAAAACGTCAACGACTTCAAGCATATTTATATCATATTTTGTTTAAGTTGTCAACCCCTTTTTATGACATAATCATCAATGACTAGAATATCAAGATTAGTATTTTTAAAAGTGTTGATTGCATCCTCAGGTGTCTCAACAATTGGTTCTTGACAATTTAAACTTGTATTAAGAAGCATAGGTATACCTGTGATTATGTGAAACCATTGAATAAGTTCATGAAATCTTGGATTGTCTTTTGAATCTACAGTTTGTATTCTTGATGTATTATCAACGTGTGTAACACCTGGTATTTTATCTGATTTAACTTTAACAATTCGTGACATATATGGCGATGGTTGATTTGTATCAAAGTAATCTTTATAGTGTTCAATCATAACTGATGGTGCAAATGGTCTAAAATCCTCTCTCTTTTTTATGGTCAGATTAATTATATTTTTGATGTGTGGGTTTCTTGGATCAGCCAATATACTTCTATTACCCAATGCACGATTACCACTTTCTGATTTACCTTGAAACCAACCAACAATTTTTCCGTCAGCAATAGATTTTGCAACTTCTTTTAAGTTTACTTTTTCTTTACCAACATAATTATATTTTTTACCTGCATAAACGTTTGGTACGTGTTTATTATTATTGATAGTGTAATCACAGTGCATGTAAGTACCTAAAGATTGTCCTTCATCACCAGGTGCTGGAGGTACAAAAACATTTTTATATACATCTGTTAACTTTTCATTCACATAACCATTGTATGCAACACCACCTGTAATACATAAATTATCTGATGTTTTATATTTAATTATAGTTTCAAATATTATTTCTTCAGTTGCATACTGTAATGTATAAGCAATATCTTGATGACTAACATTTTTTATAATATCTTCAAATTTTTCATATGGCTCTAATTCGTTTGTGTGCCAAAAATCATCTAACAACATATGAAGTTCAATATTGTATTTTCCATAAGCTGCTAAACCCATAACTTTACTTTCACCATAAACACCAAATCCTATTTTTTTTGAAAACCAATCCCATGCCGTACCGACATACAAATTTAAATTATTAAGTTTACCATTGTTATTGAAAAAAACAGTATTGTATTTGTATCCTCTACCATCAATCGCTAGTATATCAGATTCTTGAAACCCAGAACTCAAAAAAGCATACGCCGCATGAGATTGATGATGATCAATATAATATAAGTTTCCCTCTTTTTTATAATCCCACAAACAATCAGGTTCCCAATCCATAAAATTTTTTTGTTCTTGTAATGAATCAATATGATTAAATCCACCTACTGTGGTTGTAAATGCAAACATTTCATGTGATTGTGGATTCCAATAATCTTTGTAAAATTGTTTACCAGCAGAATTATCATTTCGATTCATTTTTATAGAATCTTTATGATATGGTATATTATGTTTTAATCTAGTGTGTCTTTCTAATTGATTGTGCCAAACTCCGTCATATGTGTTATGATCGTGTTTATTAAATGCAGCACTAAAAATTTTCATATTATTAGTTACTAATATAACTTAAACTTGTTTTGTTAAAATCTTGTAAAGCAGATGATAACATATCTAAATATTCCTCAGTTTTTTCTCTCACAAACTCTTGAACTGTACCGTCTTCAGTGACTACAAGTATAACTATTTGACTTATAGGTGTACCTGTTCTCTCTTCATACATCTCAGCATATGCTGATGCTTGTATGTAATAATTTTCATTCCACTCATCAGTTCTTTCTCTTGATGATGTTTTAAAATCAATTATCGATAACTTGCCATCATACTCTGCGATACAATCTACACGACCTGCGATGCCAAGTTTATCAGAATATAAAGCACATTCTTGAAAATGTATGTTGTTTATTTTTTTTGTTAGGATAGGTTTAAGTTGATTAAATAAACAAGCTGCAAAAAATGGTTCGGTAGATACTTCTTTATTATTTAAAAAATCCTCACACATGTGGTGAACTTTAGTACCACGATTAGCCGCAGTCCTAGCAACATAATTAGCAACATCTTCACCAACTCTCTTTCGCCACTCAAATAAACCTTTTTTATTTCTATTAGATAAAACTGTAGTGATAGACGGATACTTATTACCGTCTGGTGTTATATAATATCTTTTTTTATTAATATTTTCAGTTTTTAACTGAGGTAATTCACTCACCTGTACATGATTAAACATAATTTATTTACATTCACAATTGCCACAACTACAAGTTGTACAAGAACCTCCGTTTGAACAGTGACACGCATGGTCACAATTTTGACATATCATTCTGCCATCTCCAATCCGAACTCTGTTGTTTCATTTACTCTTCTAGTCCAACCCTTACCAAAAGTTTTAAATGTACTAAGTGATTCGTAGTAATCTTGTCTTTCATCTTGATACAATCTAATTGTTTCTGTAAGTGTATTACTTTTTATAAACTCATCTAATTTAGCAAGTGTGTTAGGACCAATACCACCGTCGGCAACTGTTCCTATCATTGCTTGTAAATATTTTGCAGCTCTACCTGTGCCCGCATTTACACCAAAATCAAATACGCATAAGTCTAAACCATTAGGTAATTGATCTCCTTTAATACGATCCCAATAATTTTTTTCATAGATTGGTGCAACATCTTCTTCTTTTAGATTTTGCATTGTGTTTTCTGATACAGAATATCCAACCCATTCTTCATACACTCTTTTTGTAACACCCATATTTGTCATTCCACCAGGGTCTTTTGGATGATTTACATATCCACCCTCATGATGTAAAACTATCTCTAGACATTTATTAAAATTGCTCATTATCGACTCCAAATCCTAATTTTGTTTTTTCTATTAAATACTCTTTTACAAAACCACTTCTTACTATATCACCAATATTAAATTCAGTAACATTGAAAGACGGCATATTATCTAATATTCTAACAAAATCTTGTAATCCATTTTTTTCTGCTGACTTTGTTAAATCTGTTTGAAAGAAATCACCGGCAAATGATATCTTTGAATTTTGTCCAACTCTTGTAATGATTGTATCTAATTCATGAAAGTTTAAATTTTGACATTCATCTACTATTATAATTGAATTATCAAATGTTAATCCTCTTAGAAAAGATGTTGACATAAAATGTAATGATCCTTGTTGTTTTAGTCTATCGAACAACATTAGAAACGCTTGTTCGTTTGGTTGTTGAAACATAAAACGTACCATGTTCATGTAATTAATTTGATACAGTGCTGATTTATCTTCTTCATCACCAGGTAAAAAACCGATCTCTCTAGTAGGAATAAGTGATCTAACTATTATTACTCTATCATATTCTGTATTAGGATTTAATACATCTTGTAATGCTTTGTATAAAAGTATAAATGTTTTACCCGTTCCGGCAGCACCAAAAACAAATTGATTTTTATCTTTATCCCAAGTATCAAAAACAACCTTTTGATTATCACCTATTGGTTTCAGTGATAACATATCTTTTAAATTTAAATCGTTATTCTTTTTCGCCATCTTTTATTCTACCTTCGCATCTATCAACAAGTTCTTTTGCAGGTGATTTATTAAGTCTTAAAGCTTTCCATTCTTTAGATACGCCATAACTCATCTTCATGACTTTTTCTTCCTCTGCCCAGTATTCGTCAAAAGACTTTTCTATTTTATTTTTTTCTACCATCCACCATCATCATTTTTTATTTTGTTTTCTATTGTTTCGTTAAGACTCTTAGGTTGTTCTTCCTTAAAATATTTATTAAACATTTCAATTTGATCATGATACATTGCAACTATATTTAATTCTTTTTCAATCTCTTCTAGTATATCTGCATTATCCTTACCACCAATACCTACAGCATTGTTTAGATAAATCTCAACATTCATTTTATGTTTATGAATATGACCTTTGGCATGTTCAATCATCGATTGTATTATTTTATCTCTCATAATATCTCCTACATTAATCCGTGTTTTTTTAAGACTTGTTTTGTCTTAATTCTTTTGTGGTCTTTAGAACCATATCTTTCTGCAAGAGCAGAATCTGGGTGTGCATCTGCTATTCTTGATAAGTTATCTTTAAATCCATTATCAATCTTAGGACCAACGCCCATAAGATGATCACCTACTAAAGCAGCTGCAGTTGGCATCTGTTCATATTTAGGATTTTTCGATAATAAATCTTGTAGTTCAGTCCACGTACAAAATTCTTCAAACTCTTTTTCTGTTTCTTTATCTTTAATTATATAAGTTGGCATTAGTTTTTTAATCCATTTATATACCACTCTGGTGTGTTTCTATTTTTCCATGTGGCAAAATCTTTTTTATAGTGTATATAGTAATTATGATATGCATCAATAACGTTGTTAGTTTTACAATCTTCTGGCATACACTGTGGTAGTTCTGTTTCAAATCCAAAAGGAATATTGTTTGGTGTTTTTTGTAACCAAAAAGATGGTTTAGATGCACCATGTACTTTTCCATAACGATGTGTAAACTCTGTAAGTAACGACATATAAAGAAAAAACAATTTATAATAATTACCCGATGATTGTCTTACCCATATACCATCTGGGTGTTTAATATGTGATGCCATATATAAATGTTTTTCTCTCTCATCATTTAATCTATATCTTTTTGCTTTACGACCAGTTTTGGTTTTACCAATATATTCTTCACCATCTAATACTCTGTGTGCTGTTGACAATAATTGTGCGTATTCAATAGGCATTTTAACAACGTGTTTATCACAATGCATACTGGCACAAACCAAAGGATTCTCATCTAATTCAAATATGTTCATTATTTCGCCACTTTTTTCTCATAGTAACATATTTGTCATCAGTTGTCAATCTATCTCTGTACTCTTTAAATATCCTCGCTGACACCGCTTTTTTACTTGTTAAAGCGTCTTTTGCTTGTGGTTTAATAGTTCCGTCACGATTATATTTTCTACCACTCTTGTGATTTGCATATCGTCTTGCACGGGTAAATCCCATTTCTAAAAACTTTCTACACATATCCATACCAACAAAATCATCTTGTGTTTTATATTTTTCATACATGACATATATTTTTTTTGCACTCATCTCTGCGATTCTTGGTGTTCTAAATTTCCAATGTTGGCATATATCATTTGTATATGGTCGAACTAATAATACACCTTGTTCGCCTCTACCTATTCTATACCTTTTATCATTAGGTTCAAATAATATATTTTTGTAATCTAAATTATAATCAAATTCTATCATTTACCAATATCTTTAATATCATTCTCATGTATAACTTGATATGCACCTTTATTATATGCAGGTGCCACTGTAAAACTATGTTTGACTGATCTTCTTTTTGGAGCACCGTTGCCCATATGTGTTAAAGGTTTAGGATTAGAAATCTTTTGTATTTTTCTTGTAGAATTAAATATTGTATTAATATCATTGAATGCAGTAAATTCTGATTTAGGTGTTTTTTTATAACCTATTGACTCTAAATATTTTTCGTGTTCTTCTCTTGCTTTTTGCAATGAAGGTGTCAATGGTAACTTATTTACTTTCTTTCTTTGAAATACTGAATATTGTTTAATCATTTTTAAATACTAATTTATGTAATATATAAAACCAACATCCGTTTATTGCAGGTTCTATTAATGCAACTGCACCTGCCTCCCACAGACTCGCACCCGTCAATACAGATACAACAGTCATTGCTATTATAACATGACCTAAAGTATAAATCAAGGCCAAAATTAGACTTGATTTTCTTATAATATTAAATATACCAGACGTAAATTCTGTCATCTTTCCCACCTATAAAATATATGCCTTCCAACTTTCATTGTTTTTATTTTAGTTTCTGCCCATGAGGGTTTTACATAATCTGCGTGATAATGTGTCGCACCCAAAGTATTGACTAAACTACCATAGGTTAATGTAGTTTCTGCGATTGATTCTGCGATACGCCATGCCTGTGGATTGTAAGGGGTATCACTTTTTCCGTCACAATACCATGAAAATTGACATCTATTTTTTATTGGATAGTAAACTGCATCATTTGGATCAGGTGTTTCTCTTGTCTTCCAAGACTCTCTAGTTGGTCCTTGTTTGACAACACCACACACAGTATTAGGATATCTGTGGTCTTCTACTCTGTTCATAACAACATCTGCAACGGCGTACATGCCGTCTATGTCTTGATTTTTTGCTTCGTGATAAACGTTAAGTGCTAGACACAAAACGGCAACATTTATTGCTTCCCACATATTTTTTCCACTCTCTCAATAATATTTCTTGTAATCGATATGCTTGTCTTTCCCACGGTTGTCTTCGATACTCATAATTAGTATAATTGTATCCTCGCCAGTAAACTGTGGAACCTTCATTATTTAAATCTTTCATTTTACCTGTCGCATACTGCATGACATGTACCATCTCATGTAATATAGTTGTAATAAAATCATCGTCTTTTAGTTTCTTATAAACTACAATATCAAACTCGTTTCGTTCTCCACCTCTAGAACACTCACCATCAATAGGAATATCTGTTGTTAAATCAACGTTTACATGAATAGTTCTATGTCTTGGTGTCAATCTTAAAAAACACCAATTGACTAATTTTTCAACAAGTAATCTTTGTTTTTTAGTGCCGCCTTCTACATCTACAGTATTCATCTTACCTCTCCTGTTAGTATAGGGGGTTAAACAAGAATTGTTAACCCCCTTTGGGTCACATTCACATTGTCTCATCATATATTTATAGTGACCAGACACTTGCTTATTGTGATGATGAGGTTGAGAGGTCGCAAGTGTCAAACTGTTCATTAGGCAAACAATTCTTTAATGAAATATAAAGTAAAACCTATCATACCGATATGCATAATTACTGTTAAAGTTTCGTTAATCATAAATGCCTCCTAACTTAAATATAAAGGACCAGTCCAATTTATAGGATAGTTACCTGATAAAACGTTACCTCTTGCCTTATTTTTGGCAGGAGCTTTCCATGATGCAGGTTTTAGGATATCGCCTTTTTTAAACTTATCATCATCTTCTTTTACGATAAATGCAAATACAGATCGTCCTCTGTTATATGCACCAACAGTGATCTTAAAATATTTTTGACCACCTACATCTAAATTAATATTTTCTGCGAACTCTTGTTGCATACTTTTGTTATCTGCAATGAATTCGTTGTAATCTTGGATGGCTGCTTCTTTAAGAAACTTAAAACCTTCCTCGATTGTGTTTGCTGATTTATTTACTGTTTTCATAATAAGTACCTCTCAATTTCTTATTATATAATACCACGATATAGGGTATATGTCAAGGGTTATTTTTAATAATTTTTTCCTAAAATCCACCCTACAAGACTCTTTCGAATGCCCGATTTTACTGGGTTTACACGATGCCAGAAGTCTGATTTGAAGAATATTGCCTCATTTAAACCGAGACGGAATGTCGCATGTCTTAATTCTTTGTTAGGGTGACCATATTCTAAATCAAAATCACCACCCTCATAATCATCATTTAAAAGTAATGAAAATGATATTTTTCTAATACGATTATCTGCGTATGGTTTTGTGTGTTGATCAATATGCCATCCATATTCGCCACCAGTTCCATATTCTGTATATTGTAGTGGTTCTATACCATCTATTTCGAAATTCCATCCAGCTTCTTTATTAACCAGTTTAGTATATTCTAAAAATCTATCTAATGTTGGTCTATCATTTATCCAACGTATCTCAGATATTCTTGCAGTATGACCACTACTATCATTTGTTTTTGCATCTTCTTTACTTCCACCATCTACATCTATTTTAAACGGTGGTTGTTTAATTATCCCCTCTC